ATTGCAGCAGTCATTGTATTAACCCAAGCACCAGTATTTGTTAGGTAATATGTCAATGATGTTCCAATTAATCTTACAAAATATGTATCTTGTAGTGTAAACCCTGATGCAGTAGTAAAACTTTGTGCATATTTTGTATCTGCAACTATTCTAATTTTTTCTCCAAAGTTTACATCAATATCATCTGACTTTAAAAAATAGTTTTGTGTACCTACTAATGTAGTGTCTTGTGGAACAATAATATAATTATCTATAATTGGACCTACATTTGAACTATAAACCTCATTTCTTACTGCGTTTGTAGTTGTTACTAATACTGGAAGCAATGGGCTTCCCGAATATAATGCCCAATTATTTATTTCATATTGCTTAAATGTAGGATAAGTAGCAAGAAGAGGTCCTCTTGCAAATGAACTATTTTTTATTACTTCCTCTAATCTTTCAAAATCAAATGTTACAATAGTTTCTTTTGGCTTACGATTAATAAACCTAAGCATTTGTGGAGCAATAGGTTTTACCTCACTATTTTCACCAACCTCTATATCAAATCTTTTATTTAATGATGTTACAACACTACTTACAGTTTGATAGCCTCTAATATTACCATTTGTATATAAATCTTCAATACGATTAATAACCCATTTGTTTTCGTATTGAAATATTGTTTGATTAAATGATCTATTTATCTTTTCAAGCACAGTATAACAGTCTTGGTACTCTCTTGGAGAAACTTCAAAAGTTCTTGGATCTAATTTTGATTCACTTAAAGATGTAGCTGGTAATGTTGTACTCATACTTGTATGGTACAAATTATTGAAAACACTATAATCAGTTAAAGGCTTAGATGTTTTTTGTAGGCAATATTCTATTAACTGCAATGGACTAACCATTGCCGTAATTTCATCACCATTATTTGTCAATTCCTTATCTTTTAAAGAGCCTATTGCCTCAGTGGCAGTTATTGTAAGTACGTGATTTTGGTCCTCGTAGCTTTCTTGAAAATCATCTTGCAATACAAATCCACTCCAGTAAGTACTTCCATTAAATGTAAATCTTACTTCAATATCAGTATCTTGGTCAGCCAAAAAATCATCTATACTAACTGATGAAGAATTGGTAACAATATTTATTTCAGCTAAAAATGGTCTAATTGGTTTAAACAAATCATCATCTGTATTAAATTCTTTCAATACAAATGGTCTTGCGCCACCATCTAAGTAGTACACAAGCCCAGCAGTATAACCTTCATAACGAAAGTCAACTTGACAAAGATATCCATCCTTGCTATAAAACTCTATCCTATATTTTAGTGCTTTAGCCAATTCTATTTATTGTTGCGTTAGTTCTATTAATAGACCCCACCAAATCACTACCTCTCAAAGTTAAATTTACCGCACCAGCCATTTGCATTGGACCGCCACCAACACCACCAAATGATGGTGATGCAACACTTTTTATTCCAAGTATATTTTTAAATATTTCAAATATTCCACCTCCTTTACTTGACGCAACTGCTGCTGATGCTGCTGCTCCAGCTGGGTTTAAAATATTTGCCAATAATTGCGCCAATCCAGTTGCTATAAGTTGTGCAGCTATTCTTTTTAAAGCGTCTTTTGCAAGTTCAGCAAAACTATCAAACGACATCTTACCATTTGTCAACAAATCATCAAAAAAGTCCCTAAATGGTCTTGTTAAGTTTGATTCTATTGTTGATTTTAATTCATCAAATCCTTTTGCTTGTTCTTTTAATTTTTCAAATTCATTAGCACCTTTATTTATTGCGTCTTGAAAGTTTTGTGTAATTGAAGCATCGGAAGCAATTAATTGTTGCAATCTTGTTATTGCATCACTTATTGCTTTTTCTACATCATCATAAGTTGTTTTTACACCAGTAGATAATTCTTTGCTAATAAGAGCATCTCTTATTTGATTTTTAAACTCTTCTAACTTTGGTGCAGTATCTTTATTTATTTTACCCCAAATATCAGATAATGCCTTAAATTGATCCTCTGGAAATAGAACATCAATTAAAGGATCAACATTTGCTCCAGGTAATTCTTTTAGTGATTTTGTAAATGATTCTATATAGCCTTTTGGGTCTACCTTCTTTATAGGCTTTAACGTAGGGTCAAAATCTAAAAAGTCTTGGTTTCTTAATGACCTAATATCACCAAGTAGTTCAAATTGCTTTTTTCTTTCCTCGTTTAGTTTTGCAGCAGATTTAGCAGAATCATCTTCAGATTTTCTTAAATCTTTTAAATCATTTGTTAAATTTTGTGCAGCACTTGATATTTTAGATATCCCTAAAACTGTTGGTTCTAAAGAATTATACCAATTTTCTTGTTGCTTTGTAATATCTGCAATCTCACCACTTGCCTCCTTTACACTATTAGCATAATCTAATTTAACTAATTCTCTTTGTGCATCTAATGTTCTTTCTTGTGCAGTTAAGGCTATTTTAGATGATTTCTTTTGGTCTATTGCAGCTAATCTTTTTTCAAGATTAATCTGATCTTGTCTTGCTGTATTATATTTACCATTTGCCTCAAATCTTTTTTCCTCAAGACCTTCAATAGCCTTAGATATTGCAGCAGCTTTTGTTTGTAGTTTTAAAAATTCTAATTGAGCTTTTGAATTTTCTCCAATTAGTTTTATACTTCTTGCAGTTGCTAAATTTTGCTCATCTATACCAGCTACTACATCTGGGTTAATTTTCTTTAATTGCCTATAATAGGAAATCCTATCTTCTTGTGTAGTGTTTTCATCTTGTATAGCTTTTACAAGAATATTAATTTTTGCAACTTGTGAAGCGGTGCCTCCTCCAGCAGATACTAATGCTTTATTAAAATCATTTTGTGATTTAACTAAATTTTCATTAGCTCCAAATAATACTTTTGCTGCATTTGTTAATGAACCATATTCTTGTATTGCAAAAGTAGCGGCTGCGGTAACTGCACTAAATGCTAAATATAAACCTCCAGCACCTAATAATGATGAGCCTAATTGAGATAATGCCCCTTTTACTCCATTGCTTGTTTTAACTAATTCACCAAAAGATTGTGTTAATGCTGGTAAGTTGTTTTGAATACCTATAAATCCAAATGGCAAGTCTTGAATAACTAAACTTACGTCTTTTAATGCAACTCTTGACCTTTTAGAAAAATCTTCTATTTGTCTTGTTGCTTGTTGAGCATCAACCCGTAAGCCTATTTCTATTGGTCCGTTTTCTGCCATTTTGTTAATCTATTAAAGACTTCTCTATACTCTTCATCAGTAGGCTTCTTAACCTCATCACCTGGTAATTCCCACAATGCCTCTGGTGTCTTTGGTGCAGTCTTAGGATCTCCCATCAGCCTCACCATTGTAAACATCAATAGTCTTGTCTGCTTATAGTTATCGACTTTCTTCTCATTATAGCCTCTCAACATAAGAGAAAAATGTCGTGGACTCATATCAAAGAAATCACGTGGAAGAAGTTGCAACTCACCAAATGCGTAAGCCTCTATTTCTTCCCACGTGAAGTCTTTTTTTTTGCCTTATCATCTATTTCTTGGGCTGATGCAACACTGCTTTTAATCATATCACTTTCACCCCAAACACTTATAACCTTTTTGAGTTCTTCTAAAAACTCACTTTTTAATATATTGACTTCAATGTAATCTACTAAGTTTTCTAATGTCATTTCAGGCAAAACACCTTTTACAAGGCAGTTATTATAATAGCCACTATAAAGTAAGTGCGCTATTCCAATCTCATTTAGTTCGCCATTTTCAAAAGAGATGCCATCTTTAAACTTATCAGACAAGTATCTGAACGAAGCCATCCCAAATTTAAGTCCGACCTTTTGGTCGTTAATAGTAATAGTAGTATAGTTCATAAGTTAAATTAAGCAGCTGGGTCAACATCCAAAGCACCAGTAGATTGGATTGTTCCAGAGAAGTTTATAAATTCAGTAGTTGATTGATTCCAAGTCAAATCGGTGATGTATCCGCTAAATCTATGATAATAAGCAGCACCTTCACTTGAACCAGTTACTGTTGGGTTTTGAACTCTAACCATAACAATAGTCTTGTTCTTTACGCAAGTCAATAAATCTTCATAAGATATTTGTGATGCAGATGGAGAAACTTCGCAAATTGCATCGAAATCTAAGCTCATAAGAGGCTCTGCAACACTTGTTAATACTCCGCAGTTAGTTTGCTCAGTAGTTGCATCCATAGTTGTGTTTACTGAAGATGTTCTTAAGCAAACAAGGTTTTTGAAACCAGTGCTACCAACATTGGTAATATCGATTTCAATGTTTTGTAATGATCCTAATACTTGTCCCATTTTTACTTTTATTTTTGGTTAACTAAATTGTTTATTGTTATAATTTTTCTTGCTACATAATTATCACCATCTTGCAATGGCAAGTATCTTGAACTTGATCTGCCAATAGGAAAAACCTCAAAATTAGCATCATCAAATCCATCTACCTGAGTATCAGGTATAAGTATATTTAAAATTTGTGATGCAATATTATCAACAACTCCTAAGTCGTTTACTCTATATTGCTCACTAAAAATATCAACCACTACTTCTACATTGTTGCCAAACGAATGGTTAGTGTTGTCACTCACCTCATTTATATTACCTATCACTACGTAGTTTTGTGGTGTAGTATCAAATGGAGTTTGTCCGTACACTGGCACATCTTTGCCATTATAAGACAAGTTGCCATTCAAGGCATTTACATAAATAATTCTAACATTATGTGCGCAATCAATCATCCTCTCTTAATTACTTGTTTAATGTTAGATATTAATGAAACTAATCCACTCTTAAATGCTGGATATAAATATGGATTTGGTCTTGTTACACCTTTACCATTTTTATAATAGTTATATGCCAAATCTTGCCATTCTTTTTCTTTGCCTGGATATAAACTAAAGTATTTACCAGTACCAAACTCTATATAAGCAGCAAGTGGGTCATTAGTTCTACCAGCAATTAAGCTATAATATAAAAATCCATTTTTCTTTGACCTAATAGATTGTTTTACTTCTGGAACATCTAAATAAAATGCAGCTTTAGCATTAGTCACCATCAATTCAACAGAGGCATTCATCTCGTGGTCAATTTCAGTTATGATTTTATCATAATTTGATTTTACACCAGATAATGCTTTTTCTATACCAGTTATAGTAGCATTCATTCTTGCCATACTATATAACTACTTTTTTATATTGATGATAGTTAAGACCATCCCAGAAAGGATATTGTGAAATAATCCCTTTAGGATCAGCGTTCATCTTCTTACCTCTGTTCTCGTACATCCAAGCCACAAGGGTTAGGATGTCGTTCTCCAAATCTGCTGGTATGCTACCATACCCAGCTTGATATGTAATCTCATAAGTGCCACCCATATAGAACCACAACTTATTACCTATCTTCTCGTAGTCCTCATTTATATCTAAAGTGTCCCACATATTTATCCCACTCTTGTATCTAACCAAGTCAATACATCCAAGTGGTCCATAAGGCAAATCTACCATCCAAACCGCCGGTACTTCACCAGTTAGTTCAATATAGCTCTTAATTGTCTTGTTAACAAGTGATAAGCCAGTTAGTTTCTCTAAATGCTTTCTTGAGCTTGTGATAAGCTCGTCAATCAAAGTATCGTCAGTATTATAGGTAATTCTCATCCAATCTTTGGCTTGTGTGCGGCTCACTGGCTCTACATTTGCGTCAGCGGTGACTATGATACTATCTATATAAATCGCCATACTTATCCGTTGTATTTATTAACTTCTTCTCTGAGCCACTGCTCAAACTCATCAAGTGCTTTTCTTGGGTCGTGTTCTCTTCCTCTTCC